GTTCGCTTGTTGAGAACTACAACTACATTCCAGGGCGCGAGTATTCAACCTTTGATTTCAGTTCAGCAGCGTTCGCTGACGGAATTGGTTATGCGCTAACTGGTTTGTTAGGCGCTTGTGCCACAGTAGGTGCCTCAGCACCTTTCACTCACACAATCGCGCTCAAAAACTCTCTTACAGCAGCAGCAGACGCTCAACCACTGTCATACACAATCACTGATTTCTATGCAGCAAACGTGCGTCAATACCCAGGCGTTCAGTTCACTGATTTCTCATTGAAGTTCAATGCTGACGGTATGCTTGAATACGACGCCAAGACAACTGGTTTCCAATCAGCAACAACGACTGCTCCAGTGCCTACTTTCAGCACAGTGCTTCCAACTCCAGTTTGGGCTGGTACTGTATCAATCGGCGGTTCAGCGGTTTCAAACACCGTGTCAGGAAACATTGACATGAAGCGCCCAGTGACACCTATCTTTGGTATCTCAAACACTCAGAACCCATACGCGGTATTTGTCGGTGCTTTGGAGACAACAGGTAAGTTCACATTTGTCATGGAAAACGACACAGAACTCACACGTTTCCTAACCAACACTCAGCCAGCAATCGTGCTGAACTGGGCTCAGGGCGCAGGTGCGACAGCAACTCAGATCCAAGCAACAATCACAAAGGGTGCGTACACCGCAGCAGTGATTGAGCGTGGACAAGATTACGTACAGGTCACAGTTGACTTGAACGCTCAGGGTAATACAACTGATGCTGGTGTCTCAGGTGGCTTCAGCAACATCAAGTGGGTACTACAAAACGCAAAGGCGTCAGGTACCTATATCTAATAGATCCAAGCAATGGGGTGGTCAGGTTGATCGTGGAATTGCCTTCCCGCGATCCCGCACCCCATTGCCCTATCTAGTACAATAAAATGAAGGCAAACCTACATGGAGGCAAAAATGGCTAAGAAAGTAACATTACCGTCAGGCGCAACAGTCACATTCAAGGATCCAAACTCACTGCGCGTTAAAGACCGCAAGCGTGTCATGCGCGTGACAGATGAGGCTGAGGGTGGAGATCTATCCAAGGCAATGGCGCTCACAGACGCACTATTGGCAATGCTGATTGAGGATTGGTCATTTGATTTGATTATCCCGTCAGTCAAGGTTGAGATGCTAGGCGAACTCACTATGGAAGATTATGACTTTCTGGTTGAGGAAACCAAGGAAGCACAAAAGTCACTGTTCCCAAAGTTGGGTAAAACAGATGAGACTGAGGCAGACCCAAAAGCCCATACCGACAACTTGAACGCCTAAAATGGGTAATCAAGGGTGGACAAAGACATGAGGACTTTGAATACCCTGACGACCAATGGTATTACTTCCAGTTTGCAGATCGGTTTGGTTGGACACCTGACCAAGTAGATGAGTTACCTGCTGGCACAGCAGATTGGCTTATCTCGATAGCAGCAACGGTGGAGAGCGCAAAAGCGGAAAGGGCGAGTGAGTAATGGGTGCAGTAGTCATACGCAATCTTGCTGACGTGCTTGCTGGCTTAGAAGTTCAAGAGGACAAACTTGAACGTGCTGCGCAAACTGCAATTGCTACTGCGGGTTTTGCGATCCAACGTCAAGCGCAAATCAACGCCAACACAGGAACACACAAAAAGGGTCAAGGTCACATTCCTGGGACTGGACCTGGACCAAACGTAGTCACAGGCGCGTTGCGTAGATCTATTAGAACTGACGTGAAGTATGGATTTGGTAATTACATTGCAGTTGTCGGGGCAAGCACAGAGTATGCTAGGGCTGTTGAATTAGGCTCACCGCGTTGGAAAAGTGGCGTAAAATACCCTTACCTAAGACCTGCCGCTGAGGATCTAATCCGCAATGGATCTTTGAACAGGATCTTTACAGCAGCATTTCTCAAAGCAGTGAAGGGATAGCACATGACAAACGCAATCCCGCCAATCATGGTTCAAATTGCAGCAGATGTATCTCAACTGAAGGCTGGTTTGGCTCAGGCTGAAGCAAGCATCAAGGGCATGAATAGCAGTGTTGCTACTGCCAATACAGGTATGCAAAACATGCTTGCCAGCGCAAAGCGCATGGCGGGTACTTTGGGCGTGGCGTTTGCTGCAACTCAGGTTGTTCAGTTTGGCAAAGATGTAGTGATGTCTGCGTCAAGCATGGCTGAGTCTGTGTCAAAAGTTAAGGTTGTGTTTGGCGATAGCGCTGACGCGGTTTTCAAGTTTGGCGACAGTGCAGCAAAGAACATGGGTATGTCTAATCAGGCTGCGATTGAGGCAGCAGGAACTTACGGCAACTTGTTTCAGGCGTTTGGAATTGGGCAAGGCAAAGCAAATGAAATGTCCACCACGCTGGTTCAACTTGCTGCTGACTTAGGATCTTTCAACAACACTTCAACTGAAGAAGCAATCAACGCATTGCGCTCAGGTTTGGCTGGCGAGACTGAACCGTTGAAGCGATTTGGCGTGGCACTCAATGAAGTGACTCTCAAAAACAAAGCAATGGCAATGGGTTTTGGTGAGATCAAGGGCGCAATGGATCCTGCAATCAAGGCTCAGGTGACTTATGCGTTGGTAATGGAACAAACAAAACTGGCTCAGGGCGACTATGCGCGTACCGCAGACGGCACAGCCAACACAATGAAAACTCTCAGCGCTCAATTTGCTGACGCAAAGGTGGCTATTGGAGATCTAGTGTTGCCAGCGTTCAACGCATTGTTGAAGGTTACTGCTGCGATTATTCCAATTCTAAAGTCAGTGGCAAAGTATTTCAAAGACAACGCAGACGCGCTCAAAATGTTTGCAATCATTCTTGCCACAGCAACAGCAGGTTTTTACGCGTTCAAGGCAGCAGTGGTCGCTACCAAAACAGTCATGACTGTCTATACCGCTGTTACAAAGGCTATGGCAGCAGGTCACTCTCTTGCTGCAATCGCAACTTTGAATTTCAGGGGCGCGATGATGATGTTGAACATGGCTATGAGAGCCAACCCTGTTGGAGTGTTAATCACTGGTTTGACCGTGTTGGGTGCTGCGTTTGTTTGGGCTTGGAAAAAGTCTGAGACGTTCAGAGGTATTGTCATCAAGGGTGTTCAGGTAATCCTCAACGGGTTTGCTTTGTTGGTTCAAGGCATTGGCAAGTTTGTCGGTATGCTCGCAAAGGTACCAGGCATGGGCTGGGCAAAGGGAATTGCTGACGGCGCTGAAAAAGCCTCACAGTCAATCAAAACAACAGCAAAGAATTTGGCAGACCTGAAGAAAGCCAACGCGGGATACGGTGAAGGCGCGTTTACCTACGGCTCAGGCAAGACTGGTGGCGCAGGTGACGGTGGCGGTGCAGGTGGCGCACTCGATCCTGCTGCTGCCAAAAAGAAGGCTGAGGACATTAAAAAGGCAATGGCAGACGTGTCCAAGGTTTACAAGGACATGAACAAGGTCATTGCAGACTCACAAGAGAAGGTTGCAGAAGCAACCAAGCGACGCGATGAGGACACGGCAAAGGCTCGTAAGCAATACGCTGAGTCAGTTGAGAAGGCTGACAAGACACTACTTGAAGCCACTGCTGCTGCGTACAAGCGCAACAAAGAGCAAATTGACTCAATCAACAAAGACTACGCAAAGCGCACAGCAGACCTTGAAGTCAAACTTCAGGACACTCTCAGAGACATACGCGAGAAGGCTGCTGAAAAGTCTGCTGACCTCACCAAGAAGGCTGCTGAGAAGCAACAGTCAATTATCCAACAGTCAATGGATCGTTTGCGTAATGCGTTTGCTTCCAAAACAGGGGTTAGCCTTACTGACGCGTTCAACGGTGGCGTGTCAGTTGAAACAGCATTGTCTGATTTGAAAACAAAGTTAAGTGCAACCAAAAACCTTGCCAGTAACGCAGCATTCTTACAGGCGCAGGGTTTCTCTCAGACCTTTATTGAGCAGGTTGTATCGGCTGGTCCAGAGGTGGGTAATTCACTGGCAGACGCCATACGAAATGCCTCTCCAGAGTCAATTAGAGAATTGCAAGCAACGTTTACTGAAATGGAAAGCACCTCAAACACTGGTTTGGACGCGCTCGCCAAGACAATGAACTCAGGCGGTAAGTTAGCAACCCAGGAACTCATGGACGCTTACGCGCAGGTTTCAATTGACCTCAAAACTTCAATCACTGAAATCAACGCAGACATGGTGAAGGCGCTGGCTGAAGCCAACGATGAGTACAGCAAGGCTATGGCTGAGGCAAAGGCTGAGCGTGACGACAAACTGGCTGAGGCTGCAAAGGATCTCAAAGAGGCACTTGCTGAAGCAGACAAGAATTACAAAGAGTCAGTTGCTGAGGCTCAAAAGACTCTTGCTGAGTCTTTGGCTGACGTGCAGAAAACCTACAATGAAGCGTTAGACCAAATCGCCAAGGACACCCAAGAGCGCATTGATGATCTCAAAGAGAAGTTGACTGAATTGGCAAAGACTCTTGCAGAGTTAGGCGCAAAGCAGGCTGCTGTCAATGCACTGAAAAATGCGCCTGCTTACACCCCTGTTATGCCAACAATGCCAAATAACAATGGCGGTTATGTAAACACAAATACCATTGCAGGTATCAACGCGGCATCAGGTTTCAATCTAACTCAAAACATCTCATACCCAACTGCCAGCGCAAGCGAAATCTCAGCGCAGACTATGAGTGCAATCAAATTCGGGACAGCAACACTGCCCCTTAGCCAAAGAGGGGCGCGGGTGGACATCTAATGCCTGTTGTAACAAATGATTATCAATTCTCTTTTGCTGGTTTGTCTTTTGGCGGTGCTGGATCTCCATACCAAATCTTGTCTGTGGAAGGCTTAGAGGGACTGCCTGGGATCCGCAATCAAGATGACAACCGTGGCTACGCTGACGGTATGTTCTCAGGGCGTGACTTTCTGGGTGGTCGCACAATCTCAATCACCTTCCAGACTTTTGGCGCGGGTGCAACCTCAGCGCAGACCAACTTCAACACAATTCAAGCCAAGTTGCTGCCTCAGACTTCAGGCACCACACCTTTGTATTTTATTTTGCCACCGTCAGGGGAGCAGTTTGTCAATGCTCGTGTTCGCGTTTTGCGCACCTCAGTAGATCCGAATTACACCTACGGTATGATTACGTCTCAGGTTGAGTTCTTTTGCCCTGACCCAAATTACTATAACTCAACCCTGCAAACTGCCTCATTGACCGTATCTGCTGCTCCAGGGCGTACCTACAACCGCACGTACAACCTTGTTTACGGGTTTGGTTCATACACAAGCCTTACCAACATCGTCAATAGTGGCTGGGCTACGACTTACCCAACCATTACGATCACTGGACCAATCACAAATCCGACTTTGGGCAACGTGACCACGGGTGAATACCTGAACCTATCGGGAACAATCACAAACACCGATACTCTTGTCATCAATCTGCAAAACCGACTTATCACGCTCAACGGCGTATCTGCTCGCAATTTGCTATCAACAGGCACTTGGTTTGATGCACCACCAGGAACTTCGCAGTATTATTTGACAGGATCCACGACCACCGCAGGAGTCACCACGGCTACTGTGACTTGGTATAACGCATTTATTTAGGAGACAGACATGCCATTACGCAATCCACCGAGTTGGTTACAAAACGGATCACACCCAGCCGAAAATGACCGCTTATCTACGCAAGCAATTTACGCCACATCGGGAATTGTTGGCTCATCGTCTCTTGCAGTATCTCAGGCTGCTGTACCTGCTATGGCGGTTCAAGTTGCAGCAGGTTGGGGCGCATTGGTTGGAAACTTCACAACCAACATGGGCGCGTATCAATTCTATAATGATGCTGCGACTCAACTTACTGTCACTACCGCAAACCCTTCAAACCCTAGAATTGACCGCGTTGTTGTCACAGTCAATGACGCTTTCTACACAGGCGCTTCAAACAACGTCACTTTCCAAGTTATTGCAGGTACGCCTGCTGGATCTCCAGTGGCACCAGCAACGCCTGTCATGTCTTTATCTTTGGCGACTATCGCAGTTGCAGCAGGTGCAACCTCAATCACCAACGCCAACATTACTGACACTCGCGTAAACGTTACAACCAACTTGCCTGTTGGAGATCTGACTGAAGTTCAGGCTACTGACGGACTTTCTGTGACCTCAGGAACTGGACCAATTCCTATCGTCAGAACTGACGGCACGATCATTTACGGGTACACCACCACTGCAACGGCAGGTGGCACAACAACCCTGACTACTGCAAGCACAGCACGTCAATTCTTTACTGGCACACTCAACCAAACCATTGTTTTGCCCGTAGCAAGCACCATGATATTGGGCGAAACATACAAAATTAGAAACGCAAGCACAGGCGTGCTTACCGTAAACTCATCAGGCGGTAACTTGGTTGCCACTATTCCTGCTGGCGCTGGATTTGCTGTAACTTGTATTTTGACCTCAGGAACCACTGCTGCTTCATGGGACGCAGATTTTGAGGGTACTTCAACAATCACAGGCACAGGAAGCGGTGTTTTGTCAGCAAGCCCAACCCTGACTGGTACTGTTACACTAGGCTCAACAGCGAACCTAACGCAGACAGGTACTTTCAGCGTAGGATCTATTACCGATTACGTGTTTATTAATTTGATGGGAGCATGGTAAATGGCAGCAACACCGAAACCGTTATTTCGCGGAGCAGCGACATTAACGACAACAACAGTTTTGTACACTGTTCCAGCCTCAACCACTACTATCGTAAGCAACATTGCTATCACTAACACTGCTGCTACTGCTGCAACATTTACTCTTGGTATGGGTACTGCTGGTTCAAATACTGCATTGCAAACAACAACCGCTATTGCAGCAAACGCAACTATTTACATTGACTTGAAGCAAGCATTGACAGCAACTCAGACAATCACAGGTGGCGCAAGCGCAGTGACAGTTTCATTCCACATTTCAGGCGTAGAAATCGTATAAGGGGTAAATCATGGGTTCATCACAAGTACCTGCCGCTGGCGGAACACCTGCTTTAGCGCTCCAACAAACAATAACTTCTTCTGGAACTTTTACAATTCCTACAACCGCTCGCACAAACTATCTTTATGTTGTCGGCGGTGGCGGTTCAGGCGGTTCTGACCCAAACAACGGAGTTTACAACACAGGTAGCGGTGGTGGCGGTGCTGGAACTTTACTTAAAGTTGTAAATCTTCAGCCTGGAACTTATACCTGCACTATCGGAGCAGGTGGAGTAGCAGTTACAGGAGCAACTGGTAATAGTGGCGGAACAACAACAATAAACAATGTTTGTCTTGCTGTTGGCGGTGGCGGTGGTGCTAGTGGCAATAATACTGCTGGTCAGACTTCGGTTACCAATGTTTATTTTAACCCTGATGTATTTTTATTAGGCGGTGGTAGTTCAGGTGGTGGCGGTGGTGGACGACAAGGCGCTGCTGGCGGTGGCGCTAGTGCTCCACCAACATTTAACACCTTTTCTCGTGTTAACAGTTTATCAGGCGGTACTGGTGGTGCTAGCGCTGGCGTAGGACTGGCTGGCGGTGGTGGCGCTGGTGGCGCTGGAATACAAGCAAATGGTTCAAATGGAACTGCGGCAAGCGGAACAACAGGCGGTGGTGGCGGTGCTGGCGGTGCTGGCGGTGGCGGTGGTTCTGGTGGCGCACAAAGCGGTACTGGTTCAAGCGGTTCTACTTATACCGTAGATACAGGTTGCGTTATTACAGGCGGTGCTGGCGGTGCTGGCGGTGCGGCTGGAGCGGCTGGTACAAATGGCGGTGGCGGTGGCGCTGGCGGTGGCGCTAACAATGCTAGTTCTGGAATTAGTGGTGCTGGCGGTGCTGGTGTTATTTGGATTTGGTATTAAACTAAAAGAAAGGTAACAAAATGGCTACTTACGCGGTTATTGACAACGGCATTGTTGAAAACATTATTATTGCTGACTCTAAAAAAGTTGCAGAAATAGTTACAGAAAAACTTTGCGTAGAATACACAGAAGAAAATCCTGCTGGCATTGGCTGGATTTACGACGGCAAAAAGTTCATTGCACCTGAACCAATAACGGAGTCAGACACCGACACAGTAGAGTAACGGCATGGCTACCTCATACCGATACTTGTTTGCAGATTTGCTGACCAATACGATCATTGCTGAATTGCCTTTGACGGGCGTGGCGTTTGGATCTCAACTCAACCAAGCAGGCACATTTCAAGGGCGCATACTTTTGTCTGGCATTGACACAGTAGGTTTTAACATTGCTAACGCAACCATACCTGGTAAGTGTGCAATTTACGTTGATCGCAACGGTGTGTTGGTGTGGGGTGGAGTGATTTGGAACCGCGCATACCAATCTTCAAGCCAAACGCTGAGCCTGAATGCTCGTGAATTTGAGTCATACTTTGAACGGCGCAGAATTACCTCAAATCAAGCATTTAACAACGTGGATCAGTTAAGCATTGCGCAAAACTTGATTTCATTGGCTCAGGGCGTACCGTACGGCAACATTGGAGTGCAGGTAGGCGTTGAGACTTCAGGCGTGTTGATTTCAAGAGTGTATTACGGGTACGAAAAGAAAACATACTATTCAGCGTTGCAGGATCTTTCACGCGCTGAAAACGGGTTTGACTTTAACATTGACGTGGCTTACGACGGTTCAGGCGCACCTTCCAAAACACTTAATTTGGGCTATCCAAGAATTGGCACAGTGTATTCAGCGACCAACCCAAGTGCTTTGTTGTTTGAGTTTCCTGCTGGCAACGTAGTTGAGTACGAGTATCCTGAGGACGGCTCACTTGCTGCAAATACGATTTACGCGTTAGGCGCAGGATCCAATGAAGGTAAATTGGAAGCCACATTTCAAGATCCAACATACCTCAGCGTTGGTTGGCCATTGCTTGAAGAACAGGCAAACTATTCAGATGTAACTGACGCAGCCTACCTTGCTGAACTGGCTCAGGGGCAGACTCAGGCTGTGTCTTATCCGCCTACTGTCATCAAGATTGTTGTACCTGCTTACGTAGATCCAGTTTACGGATCTTACGCAATAGGCGATGACGCAAGATTACGCATAACAGATGAGCGTTTTCCTGCTACGGGCACAGGCACTTCAGTGCAAGCAGGATTAGATGAGGTCTATCGAATTGTGGGCATTGAGGTGCAACCTGGCGAAGATGGACCAGAGCGCGTAACATTGACTTTAACTCAAACAACGAACTGAGGCGTCATGGCTTACATCAATCAACCACCTGATTTGCGCGTGTTGTTTTCAGATCTCGAACGCAGATTACGACTGCTTGAAACTGCAACACGGTTTACCTTTCCTGTTGTAACATCAGACCCTAGCAATTACAGAGTTGGCGACGCATGGTTGAACTCAACAACCAACCAAGCCAAGATTGTGGACGCTACTGGATCTGTACGCATACTGAACTGGACTTAAATGACATGACCGTAGAACAATGGGTTGGGCTGAGCGTTGGCGTTTCAACGCTGATTGGCGCGGTAGCAATGGGTGTAAGGCACCTTGTTAAGTATTACCTTGCAGAATTAAAGCCAAACTCAGGATCAAGTATGCGAGATGAACAGACACGACAGGGTGAAATGATCCGCAAACTGGAGTCACGCATTGACGAGATTTACCGACTATTAGTGGAGAAGGCATGATTGTAATTGACGCAGCAAAAAGCGAACTTGGCTATCAAGAGACAGGCAACAACGACACAAAGTACGGCAAGTGGTACGGGCTGAACAACCAACCGTGGTGCGCAATGTTTGTGTCATGGTGCTTCAAAGAGGCAAACCTGTCTCACCTAGTTGCAGCGCAAACCAAAAAGGGATTTGCCTCATGTGACGCAGGCTTAAAGTGGTTCAGCAAAAAAGGCAAGATTGTGCCAGTAGGTCAGGCTCGCGCAGGGGACATCGTGTTCTTTCAATTTGATACCGACGCTCAGGCAGATCACGTTGGCATTGTGGTTAAAAATGACGGCAAAAAGAACCTATGGTGCATTGAGGGCAATACCTCAGGCAACACAAAGGGCTCACAATCAAACGGTGACGGCGTATACTTGAAAAAGCGCGCCTATTCATTGGTCATGGGCGTTGCTCGTCCATAGGGGGAAAAATGAAACTCAACAAAAAACAAATTGCGATCCTGAAGTCATACCTGCGTGCAGTGCTGGGCGCTGGAATTGCTATGGGTATTGCGCTGATAACTGATTTATCACCTCAGTACGCGGTGCTGATTGGCGCTATTGCTGCACCTGCGGTGAAGTGGGCAGACAAGGCTGAAGCAGAGTTTGGGCGAGTCTTAGATAAGTAATTAAAAAATAGATCCAACCGCCAGCGTGTCGTATGTTGGCGGTTGTTTCTTTTTGCGTTACGATTTGGCGTGGAAAGGCAAACCCCTATGACACTTGCAGATAGATTTACAGAAATAGAAATCAAACCACCTTGCGCATACATGCTGATGTTTAATGCTATGCCTGAAGAGGATCAAAAAGTGCTTAACGACGCTTGGGCAAAAGGGATCTCCCAAAGGACAATTCTGAGGGTGTTGCGCGCTGAAGGATACAAGACCAGTAATGAAGCGATTATGGCTCACAGGACTGGCACGTGTAAATGCGCCAAGTAGATGAAGTGTTGAGTGACCGACAAAATCAATACGGCTCAGCGCACAGGAACTTTGCCCAAGTGGGTAGGGGCTGGGGCGCACTGCTAGGGATAGACGACATACCCGCGTGGCAGGTTGCACTGATGATGGACTTTTTCAAGTCTGTGCGGTGTTCAGTAAACCCAGCGCATGAGGATAGTTGGATAGACAAACAAGGTTACACTCAGCATGGATTAGAGATTGCGATGACAGATGAGCCTTGATGAACAGTTTAAGAACCTGCCTAACGAGATTGAAAGCACAGACGTAAAAGAATTACGCCAAGCGCTCATGCGGTTGCAGAAACAGTTGCGCCAATCCAAAGAGCGCACCCAAGATCTAGTTGAAGCCTCACACCAAGCAGCCTACGACGCCATGCTGACAATGGGCAAGATCGAACCTGTCACAATACCCGTTGCAGACAAGCGCAAAGCCAAAGGTGAAGTTGCGCTGTGGCACATGACGGATTGGCAAGGCGCAAAGCGCACCACCTCATACAACAGTGAGATTATGCGCAAGCGTGTGTTGGAGTTTTGCGAGAAAGCAGTGCGCATTACCGAGATCCAGAGAGCAGATCACCCAGTCAAAGAGGTCACAATTTGTTTTGGCGGGGACATGGTTGAGGGCTTATTCAACTTTCCAACCCAAGCATTTGAAGTGGACGCAACGCTGTTTGAGCAGTACGTCAATGTATCTCGACTTTGCGTGGACGTAGTGCGGTATGCGTTGGCTAACTACGAGAAGGTCACAGTCATTGCAGAGTGGGGTAATCATGGTCGCATTGGATCCAAGCGCGACAACGTACCGC